TGTTTTGGCACCCGGCTACGGTGCTGTTTTGGCACCCGGCTACGGTGCTGTTTTGGCACCCGGCTACGGTGCTGTTTTGTAACTCTGAACATTCAAAGTTGAATCTATAATAACACCGTTTCGCCCTGTTATTGACAAATATTTCTTTTTTTTCCAATATTCCTTTTTCTGTCAGACTTTTAAGGCTACGCAAAACGTTTTTATCAGTAATTCCCGCCCATTCTGCAATATATTCAGTTTTTCCCATGAACCACGAATTGCCGTCTTGCGAATATCCATAGATAAGTGCGGTTATTATCAACTCACTACCTTTCAAATCTAACCGTGTACGTAAAAATCCGGGAATTGTTATGTAATTATTTTCTTTCATTTTCTCTATTGTTTAGATAGTTAACCATTGAAATATAATCATCAATAACATTTTTACTTATCCAATGTCTCCCTTGATATGAAAATAGTTTTTGAGCCACCTCGTTTGCATCATTATATGATTGTATAATACTTTCTAAATCATAATTGTTGCAAACCTCACGTAATCGGTAAATTGCTTGCCCAAATGTATATACATTGAACAATCTTTGCCCGGCTGGGCTAATATCCGAAATCATGCTATTAGCCAATATTTCGGCTTTTTCTTTGTCGTCAACTTGGAAAAGAATTAAATGCGTTTTATCGGGTATTTTTGCCGCTATCAAATACGGGTTCTTTGTTATTCCTATCCTTATAATTTCATTTGAAACATCATTGCACAACCAATAAACGTGCAATTGTCTTGGTACAATGTTGAAACATAACTTTGCGTACCCTTTTTGTAAATACTCATTGTATTTCATAAATAAAAAAAGAAAAGCCCCACAATTTGAGCCGCTACGCATCAAACCCGGGGCATGCTAAAATTAGCAATATATTGTTCAGTCGGTAGCGGACGACTGATTTTATTTTCATACCGCAAATATAGCGGTTTTATTTCATTCCAACAACTTCACGGGCTTAAATGCTTCTGTTACTTTACGCAAATTCCCCTCGCTTTCGTTCGGAACGATAGAAACAACCGGATAGCGAGAACGAACTCCGGGTTTTTGGGAAACGGCAAATTGTACGTTCATATCCCAAACTATCCCCTTACAAAATCCCCGTTCCTCCAACATACCGTCGAACGTTTCCCGGATTTGCGGGATTGTGGACGCCGTACCCTTTGTTGAAAACTGCCATACCCCGGCAACGCCTCGTACCAATGGCACAATGAAATTCAACGTCAACGTAATTTCCCAACCGTCGTGTCCGTCCTGTTTGCTTTTCCTATTGGGGTAACGCTTAGCAATAGACAACATCAAATTCGGGTATTCTTTCGTTGTCAATGTTTCGTACTTTTTGCCGTCCCAAACGTGGAACGTTTCGCCGTCGCCCGCCGCAATCAATCGTCCGTCGTCGTCCCGGTATTCGTACCGCTCGTTACATACTTTCGCCGGGTCGTCGTCCGGGAAAACAATTTGGATTGTTTGTGGCTTTTCTCCGTATGCCTGTGTAAATAACCCGGCATATTTTCCCGTCGGTATGAAATAATCAACGCTTTGCGGGTATCCTTTGGCGTTTTTCATTCCGATTTTTATTTGTCCTACACGGGGCAAAATCAAACGGGATTTCTCCGCATCCGGTCGTTTTATTCGTCCTTTCATGCTCTTTTATATTTCGGGGTCGTCGTTCAACAATATTTTCTTATTCTCGTTTTGGGGCTTTTTGGGCGTGTCTGCGGGCTTTTGTTCCCTTTCCGGTGTAACCGTCCGTTTTGCCGCCTTTCGTCCCGTGGCGGGCTTCTTTGCCGCCTCCTTTGCCGTTTTCCCGGTGCGTTTCACAATCTTTGTTTTCTTAATCTCCGGTTCCGGCGTTGGTTCCGGGCTTTGCTCCGGTTCGTTTTCAATCTCATACGCTTTCATTCTCAATTCAAACGCCTGCAATTCCTTTCCCTGCAATTTTTCTGCTTCTGAAAATACGTTTATATCCTCCCACGTTTGCGCCTCTGAAAAACTTTGATACGCCCCGGTAACTTTTACATAACCGTCAGAACATTTGTAAATATTGGTTGCTATGCTATACCATCTGTGTTCGTCTAAATTCAACCCCTTTTCAACCAATTCAACGCCGTTTACTTTTGCAATATCTGTTACTTCCCACAAAGAATATGGGGCAACATCATTTATTGTAACCTCAAATTCTGAACACGTCATTTGCTTTTTTTGCTCCGGTTCCGGTTTCAAATCCTCAACGGTAACGGCTTTGTAGGATTCCGGCGTTTGTTCGGGGGCAACCGCATCCGCTTTGACGGTATCGGCGGCGTCCGTGGTTTCGTCCGGGGTCGCCTCTTTGGGGGCTTTCGTCTTAATCAATTCCGCCAAAGACAACGATATTACATTTTGGGACAAATCCGGGTTATCATCCAACACAACCATACCATTAACCGCCGTAAACGTATTATCCCGCTTTTCGTCCTCAATGGTGGCAATCTCCAACAGATAGGGGATTTTCCGTATATTGGGGCTTTCGGTTTGCTCTTTCAGATTGTACGACGGTTTTTTGCGCCAATCTTTCGGACTGAAATTGAAAATACGGGTAACGGGGAATTGCTCAAAATTGACGTTCCACATATCCCGGTACATTCCCAATTGTATTTCGCTTTCCTCGTAAAAGCCTTTGCGCCCGCTTTTGAAATCGACAATTGCGTTAATTCGGTCGTCGCTTCCAATCTTTGCCCGCATGGTACACGGGCAATCAATCATTCCGGCGTACTTGTAATACGGGTGTACCAACGCAATTTCAACGGCTAACGGTCGTACATCATAATCCAACACGAATTGCGCAAACGCTAATACGTCCTTTTTCAAATCGTCAGCGTAATAAATAAAGCCCTCCGGCAATCGGTAAACCTCAATGTATTCTTTTAGTTTGCCTTTCAGCCCGTCCAAATCATACGCCCGGTTAATCAACAATTCCTCAAATGCGGCGTGCATAAACGTTCCATACGCCGCCCGTTCGCCTTTATATCGCTCCGCTTCCTCAATGCCTTTGTTCGCAATCCAATTTATAAGGTGCGGGGCTTTGGGCAACGTTTGGGACAATATGGTTGTAACCGACGGGAAAAACTCCGGGTTCCCGTAGTCGTCGTATCGGTAGTAATATCGATGTCCCTTGCTGTTCAACTGCCAAACCTTATACGGGGGTTCAATCAATGTTTTTTCGTCGAAAAACATTGCTGTCATTTCCTCAACCGTCATGCCCGGTAATATCTCATACACTCCGGTTGATTGTTCCTCGGCAATCGCCGGGAATATATCCGGGGCAACATTGCCGACGGTTCCCGCAACCTCTTTTACCGGGTTGCCCGGTTTATCGCTCTTGGTTCTCATTACTTGTATTTTTTATATTCCAAAATTCCACATACTACCATTACAGCGCATAGTGCCGCAAATAGCAATTGCCATGGGTTCCAAAATGCGCCAACAAATGCAACAACGCCCAATATGCCAAATAAGGCAATTATGGCTTTTGCTTGCCACAACTCCGAAAACACTGTATCGGTGACGGCTTCTAACCATTCAACAAATTCACTTTTCATTGCCGCCCTCCAATCCAAACAGGTAATCCGCCGTACAATCCAACATTTCACAAAGGATAACGACCCATTCCGGGACAATCCGTTTAGTCGTGCCGTTACATAAATTCGTCATATTGACCTGTTGTGCGCTTTCGCTTGCACCCTCAAAAAGACGGGCGGCAATGTCTTTTTTCAATACCTTTTTCCCGTTCATCTCGGAACGGGCGATTGCTTCGTTTACTCTTAGTCTTAATGCCATAACTTTTGTTTTTTATGTTAATACTCGGTTCTTTTTTTGCCCGGTATCCCTCCGGGTAGGCTGTTTTCGTTCCGCAAATATAGAAAGATTTTTTTTAATTACCAAAAATATAGCCTTTGTTTTTCAAACAATTTTTACCGGGGACATTGCATAATAGGATTTTTAGCCTAACTTTGCAATACCGCATTACCAAAATATCGCTCTCGGTTACTGCGTACCGAACCCCCGGCGTATCTGTTACGTTTGGGGGTTCATCTTTTCCAACGCCATTTGCTCCGCACAATAACAAAATCGGTATATATCGCCATAATATCCCGTTTTGTTTGTTATTTCCTCAATAACGCCCGCCGGATATTCCCCAAACGCCACATATCCGTATTATCTTATTTCGTACAAACTCAATGAATTTTCGCACAATACCCACGTCGGGAATTTAGGGTTTTGCAGATAACAAAGGGTATCCAATGCCGCCCGGCTTGTATAAAACCACAACCCAAATTTTTTGCCGATAAAATACATATCGTTTACCCCTGTTTCCCGGTATTTCTCCGATACCATTTGTTGGCTGTAAATGATTGACGAAAATTTAACTTTGCCGTCTAACTTGGTTGCAATCTCAGCAATGTCCGTCGCTTGTGTTCTTTTCTTTGTTTCCATATTTGAAATTTATTTGGTTCTATGAATCCGCCCGGTCGGATTAGTAATAATAAAAGGATATTTTCAAACCCCGGCGCAACTTACAATGTTCAGCGTCTTTGAGACAACGGAACGCACGACGCAGTAATTTGTTCGCCATTTCAACGCCTACTAACTTAAGCAAACCGTAAACGCCAACCAACGTGTTAATCTTTTTACCGTTGAACAATCCGTTTACTTTGATTTTGAAAGTACTATTAATCTCTTTTGTTGTATATTCCAAACCGTTGTAAATTGTTGTTGTCATTTTTATTTTCTTTTATGTTCGAGGAAAACGCCCCGTCGTTGTTGTTTGGCAATGCAAATATACAACCTTTATTTTAATTACCAAAAAAATTTCCTTTTATTTTTCATTTTTCGGGTAAAAAAAATTCTTTTGGTTCAAAAGATAGTTATTTTTGCCGAATTTTCGATTTAAGCCACTTTCTTTGCTCAGATATATAATTTATCCACCGTAATAAAAAAAGCCCGCTACGGGGCTAAAAATGGGCAAAACGAAAAAAGCCGGGGAAAACCCGGCTAATCCTTGAAAACAATCTTTAATTATGTGGTCAAATGTAATTCGATACAAAGATAGTTATTTTTCTATCTCTATATATTCAACCCCCATTATTTTTGTATGCGGGTTCCTGCTGACAACATCAATTTCCCGGTTCTTTATTTTCTTGGTTTTCCATAAAAAACCCAACCAACGTTTGTATTGTACCGTTTCGACAATCAACAGACTATCCCGGTTTATATGCGTCCCTGTAAATTGTCCGTCCGGCTTGGCGCATCCGTGCAACTCAAACCACGGTTCTACAATGTCAACACAACGCAAAACAGTTGTAACCGTGTCGCCGGGCAAATATACGATACTATCCCGGACGGTTCCCCGTAACTCGTTAATCGTTTCCAATTGGGTTGTCGTTATTCGTCGCAAATCTCGGTTCTTTGTCTGCAATGTCTTTATCAACTCCGCATCGCTCGTCCGGTATTTTTCAAACTCTGACAATTTCAGTTCCAAAACCCCAACTTTGGCGGCGTTCAAACTGTCTTTCGTTTGGTACGTCTCGACGTTCTGCAATAGTATTTCGGTATTGCTCCGGTATCTGTCCCGTTCCTCTGTCAACCTCTTTATTTTGGCGTGTTGCGCCCAAAAGGTGGCGGCAACCGCCAAAATGATTGCCGCCCAAATCAAATACTTTTTCATAACGTCAATACCCTTTTAATTGCGGCAACGTGCATATTGGCGATACGTTCCCGCCCGTCGTCGCTCATTATGAAACGGCAATCTTTTTCGGTATCCATGAAAAAGTTTTCCGTAAGAATTGCCGGGCAACTCGTGTGTTTGAGGATATACAACGCCGCTTCCTTATCCGGGTCGCCGTCGGCATAATCGAAGCGCATGCGCCAACCGTCCGGCACGAATACCCGTTGCGCTTCCTCGGCAAATACCGTGGCGATTGCATCCGCTTTCGTTTCTCCGGGCGACGTGTAAACCTCCCAACCGGTACCGCCTCCGGCGTTGGCGTGGACGGACACCAAAAACGCCTTTTCATTGTAATTGCGGTAAATCTCATTTGCTCGGCGGCAACGTTCCGCCAATGACACGTCGTTTGTTTCCGGGGTTAATATCTCGTACCCAATCGCCAAATCGTCCAATTTGGCGGCGATACGGCGCACAATGTCCCGGTTAAACTCCCATTCAAACAGTTGCGAACCGTCACCCCAAACCGGGGAACGCTTCCCGGCTGTTTCTTTTCCGTGTCCGTTGTCTAAAATTACAATCGGTTTCATTTCTTTTTCTCCTTTTCTTTATTGTTAATAATATCGTCGGTTTCCTTTTGGAAACGCTCGATTATTGGTTGCCAATAAGACGGCATCGCCCGTGTAAATTCCAACCGAATGACATGATATATTATTCGCAAGGCAATTTCTTTAGGGTATGCCTTAATTAAGTTACGAAACGCATTTTGCAAATATACATACATGAACACGTATGTAAGCGACTTTATAACAATAATTGCCGCCCCGCCGTCGCCACATTGCCACATCACGGAATAAATGACGTATATAATAACGACGTACAGAAGCAATTCGCACAATGCGTTTTTAAATTTAGGAAACGAAAAGTTTTTGCATCGCACAATTGCCACGCCGTCCGCCCTCATTCCCGCCCAAATGTTGAACGCAAACATAATAACTAACGCATACATAAACCCCGCCGTCGGGATTAGATATGCAAATAACGGGCTTGCGGTCGTGGCGAATATCATACGCCATTGTTCCCAACTAAAAATTTTATCCATATCGTCCATAAATAAAGAGTTAAGGGGCGGCGGTAAACCGCCCCCGTTTTGGTTATTGCTTTATAATCTCGCACAACATAAATTCCGTGCGGTTGTCAACCGCCGTGGTTGTTCCGTTGATAATGTTTCTTTCTTGCATAATGTTTATTTTATGGCGGGAAAATTCCCGCCTTGTTTTTAATCTAAAATCTTAAATTGCATCCTAGTCCCTTGCAAATACCATTTTGAAGAAATAGAGCTCCAACATCTATGACAAAAGAACCCGGCACGTTCGTAATGGTCAAATCCGCCTCCGTGTACTTCCATTGAAATTGCCGAATCTTGACTATAATAATACGCATCCCCGAAACTATTATCTTGAGTAATACCGGACAATGGAAATTGCGTGTCTGTTGGGCTACCGCCCCTAAAACTACTTGGATAACCCAACCATCTATATACGCTATCAACCCAAAGATTGCCAATAAAACAGAACTGCGCCCCTACGCTTCCCAAATCAGGTTGATTTATCATTTTTGTTCCTATTGGTACATATCCCGTCGCTTCATCGTTATAATCTTTTTGCGAAAATCCAACATAACACGTTCCGTTCTTAAATATGACCCCGTCCAACTCATGCCAAACATTACCCCAAAGGTTTTCAATTCCACACATAAGAACGCCGCACGTACCATCGTTTGTGTCAACTCCTAAAACAGAACGTCCGGTATCATGCGTTAATACATCAGTAACGCCGGACGGCTGCCCACAACTACCCCATAATGTATCGGTATAAAATTCAACGTTCTTATCCAAAGTTATGGTTGCTTGTCTGCCATCTTCTCTAACCGTTATTTCTGTTATCTTTGCCCTATCATACATCGTGTCGCCGCTTTCATCTCTAACAAAGCCAACATAAGAACCGACCCAAAATTTTTTCAGAACCGTATCGTTAACAAAACTTGGGCTTTCCACTGTCACAATTGTATTTTTTGACCCCGTTATTCCGGAATAGTCTTTTGCTATGCTTCCATAAGGTTGAAAAAGCCCGGTATAACCTCCACCGATATAATTTTGGGAATTTTTCTGCGCAAATCGTACCAAATATAAATGTTGCAAACTCATTACCGTTCTTATATCCATTGCGGCGAACCCGTTTCCTTTTTCTTGGTACAATGTACGAAATTCTCCAATTGCCTTTTCTATACATGGCAAAACCCCGGATTTGCTGTATAATGTACCATCGTCCCCAATTGACGTTTCATATTTTGCAATATAAACTCTATCAAGAACTTTTCCATTTTCAATAAACATCGGTGCCGGGAAAAATCCGCCTTTCTGAACCTCACATATTTTTCTATACTCATAGCCATCTTCAATGTATCTATCCATATAGAACAAAGGAATTTCAATAAACGTATCTTTGTCACGTCCAAACCTGTCATCCCCTTTGTATATAATTTCCGCTGCTCCGGTCGCATCAACAACAATATTACATTCTTTCATTTTGCTAAACGGATAAACAGAAAGAAAATCATCTCTTTCTATTGGCTCCGTACCAATCTGTGTTGCCGATATTAATCCTACCGCATCATCAGTTCTTTCCCATACCATGTTTGTTGGGTCTGCAATGCTTTGTTTAACCCCATATACCTTTACGTCAGATTGTCCGGTTGGTGTTCTCCAAATAACAGAATTTCCGACGATTGTAGGCACTTGCCCCTCTGTTCCTCCTTCTGTATTCAAACAATCCAACGACAATGTTTTTTTTCTTGGTAGCAATGACGAATATTCAACATAAGGTTCATAAGACGTTGAAACATCGCCAACCTCTACTTGACAACCATCTATTCCAACCCCTCTAACATTACATGAAAATATACAATATGAAGAATTTTCAATTCCCGTTAATGTTTTAGTCTGCATCCCCTCAAATATGATATTGTCATCTTTATCGAATATCAATTGTCGAATTATTGACGACGTATTATTTGCAGCGTTACAAATCAATGTTTCCCCATCTTTTATTGGAATTTTTGGGGTTGTAAAATTGTCGGGATTTGAAACAAATACACCTCCGGTTTTATAATACCCTTGTTTAATTTCTTGGCTTTCTTTATTAAATTTGTTTTTCCCTACCTCTTTTAATACGAACAAATTATTGGCTTGTTCTTCTGTTATATATTTGTTTATGCCATCTACAATACTTTGAATTTCATATTGACCGTTTGCATTGATAAACAATTGCTTTGATATAACGTTTGTTTCTTTATAATTATAATTTTTTGCGTTTGGTGATATTTCAAAGCTATGTACAGAAACCGTAAACGTAATATCATCAAACGTTCCGGTTTTCTCAAACTCACCATCTTCATAAACCAATGTTCCAATTGCTGCTTTATTCTTACATATCTGAACAACGTTTTTTGTTGCTCCCGGACTATACCCAAATGTGCCGATTGAATAATCGTCGTTAACATCAACCAATTTATTTGTTGTTACTCGTATTTCTTTAACTAATGACGCAATGTCATAAACAATACCCAACGGCTGTGTATGATAATCAAAATATAATGTATCAAATACTTCAACCCATCGTGTCGGATTTGTAAAACCGATATTGCTTTCAAAAACATATCTTCTCAATTTATCATCAGAATCATTGAAAAACAATTTGAATCCGGATTTTTTGCACGCCTGGGGAACATTCTTTGACGCTTCTGTAATTGCAGAAATCAAATCATATTGTCCCGGTTTATAAACATTTAAATTGAACTCATTAAAATAAATTTGTTCCTGCATCAACGTCCAACCGGCACTATTTGAATTTGTAAAAATGCCAATACTATTTGGTTTTAATACTGCATTTCCAAAGTTTACATACTCGCCGGGGCGGATACATATATAAAAAACATTTGCGTCCGGGGTTCCCGGATTTGTCGTTGGGGTTGCTATCCCAACAAATGTTGCGCCGCCTCCTAATTGGTTAATAATTGATAACAAAGAATTTTGCAAAATTTGCCCGGTAATTTCTTGATTGCCATTTGCTTTAATGACTTGCGCAACCGCATCTTTTAGGCTTGTGTAATTTGCCATTTTTTTTACTTATTAAAATCGTTATTAAAATCGTTATTGAAATCGTTATTGAAATCCCCGCTTATCGGCTCTACCAATCGCCCTATCTTTTTAACAACGGTGTCGGTTGTAAATTCCGCTTCAACGGACGCCAAATTGCCTTGTGTTTGCCATTTAGGGGTGATTAAAAAGGTATCGCAATTGTATTCGTTTCCCATACTCGTTACTGTTACATGGTCGGATAAACGTACCAATCGCAAGGCGTCGCACATATATTCGGACGCCAAAAAGACGAACCGGAATGTTTTTGCGCTCAACTGCTTTTCCGGGAAAAAAAAGCCATCCCGGGTTTCGCCCTCTTCGTCAAACGTATATTCGGGCTTTCCCAACTGCGTACACAAATACACGAAATTTCGGTATGAATCCCCGTAATCAATGTGTCCGCCATCGTAATATAGATTTTGTTCATCATACCAAACAATTTTAAGGTAGCCCGAAACATCGTTTACGACCGTGAAATTATCCGAATACCAACGTTGTACGCCGTCGTACATTTCTGCATAATATACGCCCTCCGGTACTTGCAATCCCATTGGGAACAACGCCGGGTAAACTATAAGGTCATAGCCGTTTGTTTCAAAACGCTTAATATGCAACCCGGTATCCTGTATTGGGGTTGTAATATCGGCAAACAACGTCCCGTCCCGGTTCCTTAACAGGACGGAACGTATTGTATTGCTTCGTGTGTCCCGGCGCAATTGAAACGGCGGCAACTTTCCCGACAAAGCAAAGAGTGGATAAACATCGCCATACGCATACGATTTGCGGGCGTTTTGCTGTGATATGTCCGTGTACCACGGCAACGGGGTTAAATTATTATTATTCGGTGTCATACTTTAATGTGACTTTATTTGAACGACTGCACAAATTTACTGAAATCTTATCAATTTGACCATCCCCGATATACGTTTTAATCAAACGCATCGGGTTTATGTCTTGATTGGTCGGGAAAACAACCGTTTGTTTCTTCATCCGCTCAACCCCGGCGACGAATATTTCTGTACTCTCATTTATCCGAACGTTCCGGGCGGGCAAATCATAAATGTAATAATTGGGTTGCAAATATATCATTGCAAGATACCCATTTTGCAACGTATATTCCACGTTGTCGACCGTCCGTTGAACAAAGGGCAACGCATATTTCGGCAATATGGATACCGCCAACGGGCGGTTCTTCATACCCTGTATTGCAACTCTCCGGGTTCCGGCGGGGAAACTTACGGGTTGGTTTGTGAAATCCCGAACGGTTCCCGTTCCTACAAATTCATCGCTTTGCCCTAAATACTTACCGTTGGCGTCCCAAAATGTAGCTAATACGGACGTTACACCCCGGGCGGTTCCGGTTGCGTATATTGTGCCAATATCGCCGGACACATTGGCGACCAATGAAACAAATTCGCCACTATTGTATTTTTGCCCTCGCCAATAAAACGTACTGTCTTGCGTCTCTTGGCTATAATTCTGAAAACTCGGGGCCGCCGCAAACAGGGCAAACCCGTCGTCCGATACGTTGGTGGGGTTAAGCAACATATAATCAATATCGGCGTTGAAATTGGATATATTCACCTCCTTAATCTTTCCGGCTGTAACATACTTGCTTAAAACGTCAATCGGGTATCCCTCGAAACCTTTTGTACAATCGTCCATCCATGTGAATTGGTAACGTTCCGGCATATCGACTTTATCGAACGACCATGCCGACGACGCAAACCCCCACGGCTTGCGGTTCCGGGGGTTCAATACCTTTGTCAAATCGTAATCGACAATCGGATTGTATCCATATTGCCCGCCATTACGGAACCATTGTATATGCTCAATCTTAAATTTCCCGTCCTCAATGTACCAAAAGCAACGGAAACAATCCCGCAACATATTCGTAACTTGTTGTAAGGTTATCGGGGCTTTTTGGGCGGGTTGGTCGTAATAACTGTATTTAATATTCGTTTTTTGCGTCATAAGCAACCGAAACGCCGTGTGTGTTATCGGGTTGGATTCGCCGTACAAAAATTGCGAATATTCCGGGGTTCCGTCGTGGGTAATCCCCGGCGCAAACTGTTTCAGCAAAACAGATATAACGGAATATATCGGGTATGTATCCCGCAACGTAAATTCCTTTCGTCCTTCTGTTTCAAAAAAACTATCCATCATATCGAAACCAAACCAAATTGACGCATACCGCCATGTTGACCGGGCGATTGGGTAAAACTTTTGTCCCCAAAACGTATGCGGTTCCGTGAAATATCCGCCATTATCCGCCATTCCGTACTCTGTCGGCTCTGACTGCGTGTAATTATTGATATACGCCACGTCGATTGCGTACCCAATGGCATAACGATAATTGCGGTTATCGTCTACAATATCATCGGCGGGGATTGGATAAGTATTTAACCCGTCGATTTGCTCAACGTCCAACAGGTAGCGAACATATACGTTATACGTTGCCATTTCAACGGTTAATGTTCCGGTTGCCCCGGAACCGCTTACGGCGGTCATCGTGAAATCTTCGTTATCCCACGGGGTGCTACTCTCATGGATTTTAATATATTCATACAATACCACACCGTCCGACCTCCTTACAAATTCCACCTTAACAAATCCCCAAAACGGCGGCTTATATTCTTGCGTAATGCGCATATAGTATCCGTTGTTGCTATCTGACGACATGTTGCCCGTGAAGTTCTTGCCGTCAATAGACATACGACCGACATACAACCCTTTCATTGCGTTGTCGCCTGTGTTGCTCGGCGTAACGTTCATTTCTTTCAACATGTTGCACAAAGCAAAATGATAAGTCTTTATCAGTGCGTTCCGGTCGTCCACGGCGTTTGCGTCTTGCTCCCAATACATACCACCCAAAAAACACGAAACGACGCTATCGCCCGGCAAATATACCTGTATCAACGGGCGTTTCTGCAACGTCATTCGGGTAATTGCCGGGGCTAACGGTATCAGATTATATTCTTTATCCAATCCCGCCAATACGTCGTTATATTCATCCAATGCGTCCGGCTGTACGGTGCATTTCTTGTCGTCGTCGTTCCACTCGCAATCGGTTTTCATAAATTTGCCCTTGAAATACTCCGACCATGTACCCCCGCCGTCGTCGCTTTTGTAAATCGTTAGGAAAAATTCAGTTTCAAAACGCATTTGCGCCAAATAGTCATAATCCACGCCGATAAACGATATTTTGCCGGACAACTTGCAACGGTAGAACCGTTGGTTCGTTTCTAATTCATATTCCTTTGCCAAATCGTCCTTATACGTCGGATTGACCACCTTTTGCAAATTGTCGTTCGTGGCAATAGTAAATTTATAAATTGGGTTCATGTCAATTTTTTATTTTACGTCTTAAATTTTTGTACAACTCAATCGTCCCGTCTGCGGTCGGGATATAACGGCGGCGGTTCATTTCCTTAATTTCCCGCACGTCGTTTTGCAATTCCCGCAAATCCGGGTTATCCCCGGCAACGTTAATGGTCATACCATTTGCACCGCTGTATGCGTTCATGTACTTTTTTTCAAAGGACCCATTGTTCAACGCCCGCACAACGTCGGGAATCAAACGACGGTAGCGGCGAGAATTACGTTTGTTGAACACGGCGAAAAATTCGCCCCCCTCGGCACGGCGCCGGCGTCCGTCCGGCTTGGTTCCTAAATCCACGTCGTCCCCGGATTGGTGAGAACCGCCCGTCAACAATTCAACCGTACCGTCCCCGTAACTTTCCGACCCCCCGGCGGCTTTACTCATTTGTGCTGCTTTAATTTTGGCGGCGGCAAATGAAGCCCACATAACAGCGATTGCCGGGATTGCGAACGGGAACCCCAATTGCGACCAAATCTTAGCCGTTGCCGTTACCATATCTCCTATTTGCTGTAACGTCTGAATAGCGGCTTGTTGTTTTTGGGCTTTCTGCTGTTCTTTCAACGCTTTTTCTTGGTTGCGTTTTGCCATATCCAACTCCTTTTGCGCCATGACTACGTTATTGGCATAGCCGTTCGCCCTTGCTTCCAATTCTGCATCCAACGCCGATTGTGCGCTGTTAACCTCTTTGTCTGCTTGTTCAACCGCCGCATCAGCCGCCGCCACACGTGCCGCTGTAAATGTATTCAGCGCATCCAATGCGTATTGCATTGACGTATTGATTGCTTCCTTTTGTTCGTCGTCCAAATTTAAACCAAATAACCCGTATATGTCCTTCCCTCTTTCCTCGCCTTTTGACTGCTCAATTTCTTGGTCAATTTTTTTGATTGTGTTTTGGATTGTCCGCACCTCGACATCCGACAATTTATTAGCCGCCTGCTCATTCAATTCTAAAACCTTTTGCAAACGTTCCTTTTCTGCTTGCAAACGGTATTGGGTTTTCCGGGCTTCTGAATTTCTCAACAAATCAAATTCAGATTGCGCCAACTCTTGTTGTTGTTCAAACATCTTTAATTGCGCTTGCAAATATTCGTCGGCAATTGCGCTTTTTTTAACGTCAAACCCGGCACTAATCACCCCGGCGTCCTGCTGTTGTCCGGTCGGCTTTTGCTCATTCTGCAACAATGCCGTCTGTCTTTCATTCTCGACTAACTGCATTCGCAATTGTCGTTCTTGCTCGCTTCCCTGCTTAACCGCTTGCAAGCGTAATTCAATGCCATTTTTCTGCAATGCCAATTCCTGCAACTGCCGTTCTTGCTCTATTTTCAACAACGCATTTGTCTGCTGTTGTTCCAACGCCGTAATCGTTGCGTTTATCGCCTCACGTCCGGTTTCGCTCAAATCCTTTTCGGTCTGTAATTGGTGTTGTAAATCCTCAATCTGTCGGGAATATTGATATTGCGTTTGCTTCCGACGCTTTGCCCATTCGTCGGTTTCCAACTGCAATTGTGCATCCTGCAATTTTCGGGTTGCCTCCAAATTCTTTCTATATGCCGCTTCAATCTGCTTTGTCTGCTGTCCTGCTGTCTTTCTCGTTTTGTTCCTACCCCTCGTTACGGTTGGGTTCTGCGTCGTCACGGGCTGGTCTGTTTTAGGCGTTGGAACATCTCCAACAGAAACCGGGATTGTTAACGGTTTTATTTTCTTCTGCATACCCTCTAATCCCTCCTTGAAATTTTCTGTCATGTCTTTAACTTGGGCTTTCACCAAATTTCCGTATGCTGCGGCATACTCCGCCAATCCTTTTTTCACGTCGTCAAAATTCAGTGTAAACGCTCCCTTTAATGCGGTCCCGGTCGCTTTGACTATATCAATAAAGAATCCAAACAGATTTCCCAACGAATCAAATGCCGTTTTGAATCCGGCGACAATCCCATTCCAAATTGCACGTATCAAAACACTTTCGTTGTATAACTCAATAAAGTAGTTGATAACATTAATAACCCCTTTTATTATCGCCGTCAATCCTTGGGTGACAAAAACTTTCGCTTTCGTTGTCAACGTTTCAAAATTTCCTCCGGTGGCATCAAACAACCCGGATAATGCGTTTTGCAATTCGATTTGGCTTTGCAATTGTTCCTCCTGCAATTGCGCCAAAACTCCGGCTTTCCCTTTCACATCATCCATATTTGTTGAAATATCTTTCAACGTGCGCAAATACTGCAATCCGGCATCCTCTCCGGGACCCCCGAATATGTCTGCAATCGCAGTCCCGACCGTTGCCGCACTATCCGGCAATTCTGCCAATTTTGCGGAAACTTCTTGTATAACATCGAACGTCGTTTTGGTTCCGGTCTGCAAATCTTTCTGCACTTGCTCCGACGAAATGCCTATACCGTCCAAAGCCGCCGCCGTCGCCGTTGTCATTTCTCGCAAACGCAAATTCGCCTCCTTGATTGCGTCAACGCCTTTGTCTGAAAAGATACCCATTTTGTTTGTTTCGGCAACAATGGCAACGAATTGGTCTGCCGATATTCCCGCCTCCTTGAAATACGCCGGGTATTCTTTCAACGTGTCTAAAAATTCCCCGTTCGCATCTGCTCCGGACACAAAACCATCTTTGACCAATTCCAACGCCTCATTTGTAGATATACCAAATTGTTTTGACAGTGCGTTTGTTGCAATCAGAGTTTCCCGGAAATCTGCGCCGAACGAATCCGCAACGGCTTGCACCTCGTTTCTAAACACTTTCAAATCATCGCCACTTTTCCCGGTAAATTGTTGCGTCAACCTTGTTGCCTCAACCAATCCGGCGTTATAATCGTACCACCATTTGAACGCCGCACCCGCCGCCGTAATCCCGGCAATTGACAAAAATACGGGATTTGAAAGCAACCCCAATAGAGTTTTCCCCAACGCCTTTGCGCCATCGCCCATTGCTGTAAATACTCCTTTGCTTTCTGCGCCGCCACGCCCTAAGGCTAAAAGGCTTTCGCCAAATGAATTGTTAAGCCCCAAAGTTTGTTTCAATTTATCGCCATACGCAATTATGGCGTTGGACGCTTCTGTATAGTTACCGACGTTCAATTGATATTTCCCGGTCGCTTCCTGCAAACGCTTCATTTCTTCGTACATGTCCCGTGTCTGAGCAACTAACTTGCGCCCCTCCTCGGTATTTTCTCGCTCGGCTTTCGTCATGTTGTTCAGATAGATTTTATTCAAAGAATATTGCGCCGAAAGTTTGTTGTAACTGCCCTCCGCTGACTGATTGATTTTGACAACAAGTTTGTTTATTTGGTTGGCTTCCTGTTGTGCCAATTTCAACTCCGCCAACTTCTTTGCGTTCTCGCTTTCTGCAAACGACAAATCACGTTGCGCACGTGCCAAACGTTCCGCATCGTCTGCGGCTTTTTTGGTTGTGTTCCTCCCATCCTCAGTAGCCCCGGAAACCTTTTGTAAAACCGCCGCCAACTGAATCGCTTCCGCCTTAATATTTTTCAACGCATTTGTATATGTATCCGAAAGTTCATCCAATTGCTTTATCAAATCAGTAATCGAACTATCGGGGCTTACCAAATCGGAATATTTAATTGGGTTGTTATTGTCTGCCATACGACTAATTTGTTTTTATTTTCGGGCAATTTGCCCTACAATCAATTTTCTTATCTCAAATATATAATTTATCGTCTAAAAAATAAAACGCCTTAAATCGCATTATTTTGGCTTTTTCTGCCTGTTTGCTTTTTTCGCTTGCTCCTTAATGTATTCAAAGGCGTTGTAGTATTCCAAAACGGTAAATTTTTTCGGGTCAACGTGCAGATTTTGGGACAAAATCAAACACATATTTTCAAACTGTCTGTCATGCTTAATTTCCACACCATCCGACCCGGTGAATTTTTGCGGGTTGAAATACGTTATCAACTCCGCCGTTATGTCGTCAATCTCTTTTGCGTCCGCCTCGGTTGCCCGACCATCTATAATTGTCCGTAATATAACAATCGTTCTTTGTTTCAGTTTGTCGTAATATTCTTTCAGCGTCGCATCGTCGAACAACCGGGGAAAATACAAACGCAATTCTTCATCTATTTTTTTTTTGACCGCTTCCAATTGGGCGGTCAACTCGGGGGTCGGTGTATCGGCGAATAAATCCAATACCTTTTGCAAGCCGTCCGCCGTCATATCGTTGTATTCGGTCCCGTCCACGGACTTAACCAAACAGGCAAACGCCAAATACTTTGGCGATATGGCGGATTGGATGAAATAAACGTTTTGCCGCAAATTATCCAATTCCTTTTCCGCCAAATCCGGATTACCTTTTCGGATAAACCGGATTGCTTTTTCAATATGCGCATCCCAATTGCTCAAATCCGAACCAATCCCGGCATCGATAAGCAACATTTTGTTATATGCGTGGAATCGCAAAATCGGCAATTCGTCGATACTGTCGTACAACACAACCGCCCGTCCTCCTATCTTTGTCGTTCTCATAAAAGTATGCGGGTTATGACGGTTGAACAAAACGGGACCAATAACAATGCCGGGTTCCCGGCGCATATAGCAAACAGAACGGACAAAACGACCCCCGCCCACCATGATAAGCAAAAGCCGCAATTAAACATTTCAACAAAAAAGTCGTTGCCGTGAACTTGGACGTACTCAATAACGCCCCATTTTTTTAACAGGGTTAACAGGAACGCCGCTACGGTTGCCACGACCAAAACCCAAACAAAGAAAGTTACCATATCGTTAAATATTACAAGGTTGATTAACTGACAACACACCCTCAAAGCGAAAACCGCCGAATGGGTGCATTAAAAATTGATTATCTATTTCGTCTAACGTAAACCCACGGTACACGTTTTCCGCCAACTCATAAATCCGGTTTATTACAATTGCCCCGTCTTTCAGCCAAAAGCCGCCATTTAGGACGGTCAATATTTCATTCTTCAATGCCTCGGTATTCCGGTTATTGAGTTGTCCGGGGTAAACCTTGCGCAAATCGAACCAAACAATAAGGGAAAACGGGGCTTTCACCTCGCTTTGCTCTTTGGGAACCCAACCAACCGTTTGCGGGTCGTCTATCCAAAAGAACGAAAAATTGCCAATATTGGCATCCGGCGAAACGTCGATATAGTCGTTGTTGCCTCTCCATTCCGTCCCGCCCGCATATACGTTCGGGGTATAATAGCGTTTGCCCTGTATCACTTTGGCGATACGTTGCGCCCGCCCAAATGCGACGTCCAACCAATCGATGTTATCCATTAACCCGGTTTGTATGTTCCCCAAAACTCGGTCGATTAAAACCGGGTTGGGAATTATAGGGGGTATTCTCTTATTCGTTGCCATATAATACGTTTTTTGCTTTCTCCATTAAGTCCGGGAATATATATTGCCAAATTAGCACCGCAATATTTTCTTTCGTCAATCCCAATATTTGCCGCCCGTACTTTTTTATTAAATCCTCTGTTTTGAAATCCGACGCTTTTATTTCAAACTGCTTGTCGCCGACTTCCAAAAAAAAACTGCTTTCAAAATCGCCCTCGTCCCTTAACGTAACCCGGTTTGTCGGTTGTCCCAATGCTTTCTTAATTTCAATCGTCACTGGGCTGTACGGCGCGTAGTCCATAATATCCACGCCCAAACGGTTGATACCCTGTTCATACAATTGTTCCTCTGCGTTCATGTCAACAATATAGGCGTCATTGTCCCAAATGATTTGTTGAATGTATTCGCCGGACGATACCCCGTTGTTGAACGTGGCAACCCGGTTGCGTAAATCCTGTATTGACTTCAAGCCCGCCATAACCTTACGTTGTCCGGTATTTCACGCCGTGGTTATTACACGCAAGGCAAATACGGTCGATACCCTGCGTATCCAACCGCAACGCCTCGTATGCTTTTTTAAGGTCATAAGCCAACCCGCCGGGGCGACCCTCAACGTTGCCGTCCAACTCGTAAAGAATTTCCACCCGGCTTGCGTTTACTTGGTTCCGGTTCACTTTAACATCGGGGTTCATTGCCAACGTGCGCAACATAGTTGCGGCGACCTGTCGTTGGATAACCGTTTGGAAAATCTGCCTTTCCTTAATGATAAAATCCGTTAAGTCGCAACCAACGGTTATTTCGCAATTCAACCCGTAATTCTGCGTATTGGTGTACATCGTCAACGCAATATCCCATAGTTCGGGGTATTCGTCGAATGTTTCCGGGGCGTTCATCATAAACGGGGATACTTGTAAATACTTGGTTATTTCCCGCCAACGCTCTAAATCAACGTACCCCGTACACGTCCCGCATGGTTCCCGGCTCCAATCCTTAGTCATATTAATTGCCTGCATCCCGGCGGGCAAATCGTTTTGGTTGTAGCAAAGAAACCACGACCCCCCGGCGTTGTTTCCGGTACTGATATACGGCAAATAACAATCTTTTAACGGGAACCATTGGAAACCGCCGTTTGTCTGCGTAAAATTCAAATCAAACGTCTTTATCGGGTCAATTTGGGACGAATGGAAAAGATACATACGAACAACTCCCGTTGCGCCCGTCATCTGCAACCCTATTTGCTCAATTTTCATTGTTACGCCCATCGAACGAACCGGGACAATTTCAAACCCTACCAATTTATGATTATTGGGCAACGTCGCCCGGATACGTCCCGCACCGTCAAAAAACGTGCGCCGCTCTAACAGGTTCTTTGTTTCCTTATCCAATCCCTTTATTTGCGTGAATGTTTGTACCATTTGCGCAATACCGTTGCGGGTCAATCGCTCTAAATAATCGGAAATGAAATTGTACGGTTGCCAATAGGGGTTGCCGTAGTCGTCGTTGTAATCGTCGTTAAAATCGCTTTCGGTCGGTTCCTCGTTTTGGTTGTTCCGTGCCGCAATCCATACTTTGTTGTTGTGGCGAACCTTTGCCCCGGTTTTATACTCCGAAATCATATTCCAAACCGGATATTGAAAAACGAAATCATCCGGGACGATTGCCCGGACATTATCCAAAGTAACAAGGGGGTGCGCTCCTTGAAACGTCAAACCGCTTTCCGTCTGCGTTAAATTGTCGTCTATCGCCTTTGCCGGGTCGTATGATTGTTCCCACCCGACGACGTGCAATAATGCGTCCTGTATTTTTTGTAATCGGTACATCTGCGTTTCGAAATAAATAAGGGGACGGGGGATAACCACCCCATCCCCTCGGTTTAACAATTCGTTATGCCCCGGCGTTATGCCCCGGCGGGAAATTCTCCGGCGTTGGTCACATATACAGGCATACCCAATGGTTCGTTCGGATTGCGGGCGGCAATCTCGGCTTTGATAATCGGGTTTGCAACGGTATCCGGCTTGCTGTTGTAAGCAACCATATACGCCACGTCAACGGAAAATCCGAAATACTCCTTAACGGCGCACGTCAAATCGGCGGTAGCGTCGCCCATGATTGCTGATTGGTCGCCAACGGCGGTGTAATAGTGCGAACCAACGGGCAAATCAATGTACGGCAAACGTACGACATCCCATTCGTGGGAATTCGCACGGGTGCGGCGCAATGCCTCACGGTCAACACGGGTAAGAATACCAACATTACCGTCAGCAACTGCAAACATGGTTCCCATTTTGCCCGCTTCGTCGGTTACGTTGTTCGTGTAGTGCAGAACCTTGTTATCAAACTCCATGCGCTTGTTCACATCGTTGTAAACGCCATGTTGCGCAAGTTTACGAATAAGGCTATCAACCCCGGCGTTGGCGATAAGGTGGATATATTCCGGGTAACAGTTCGCCCGCATCAGCGGGTTAATATCGCCCAAAATCTCGGTCGCCATTTGGGTTGGCACCTGTACCACGTTGCCCGCCTGCGTGTAGTTAAGCAACGTTTTAAACACCTGTGTTTTGTTTGCCTCCAATGCGGCAACGGCTCCAACATCCAATTTGTTCGCCAAGGCACGGCACGTCTTTTCCATTTTGCGCAAAAAGTCGTGTTCGTAGGAAATTTCGTTGTTCATGTAGGCGGCGGGAACCATTGTGAAGCCAATGGAATAAGTCGCCCAAACAACCGTTACCAATGCGGACGTATTTTCATCGTCAGCGATAACGCACGAACGGACGTTGCCAACCTGTACATCGCCGTCGTAATTGATAACGGGTACTTGTACCGTGTTACCAATAGACGCAAACGCACGGTCACGCAAATTGGGACTAATGATTGAGGACGGGGCGTTGGTTTGCTCAATAAAAAAATCCAATGCGCCATACTCGCACGGGCGGGTCATATTACGGTCTAACTCCGGGTTTTCAATCCGCCAATTCTGCAATCTTGTTGCTAATAATGACATAATGTAAAAAAATTAAGTGTTATTAAATGCGGGTTTACCCTTTACCCGTGATTGTTTACTTTTCCGGCAATGCGGCAATATTGTTGTCCTGCCATGCCTGTTTCATTGCGGCGTCGAACTTTTCGGAACCCGCCGTTAAGCCCTGCGCCATAAGGTTTGTTGCGATTGCGTCGTAAGCCTCAACACGGGTTTTTGCGCCCGTTACGTCAATGGTTATTCCGCTACCACCGCCGGCACCGCCCGCCGTGGAACCCGTTCCGCCGCCTTTGGCTTGGCGTCCCTTATCCAAAATACCCATTGTATCCAATTCCTTTGCCAACAGATCGCCGGGGGTGTACGGGTTCAACTGATTGTTCGGGTTACGCATAATTGCGCCGCTTTCGTCCTTAAAAGCAAGGATTTTACCGCCTTTTCCGTCGTCGATATATTCGGGGTTCATACCCTTAATTTTGTCGATTGCTTGCGCTAACAAAACCTTTGTTGCGCTTTCGGGCAATCCCGGTTTGAATTTCAACCCGGCGGTTGCCGTCTGCAATGCGCCCTCAATACGAACGCCGAACAACTCCGTTTGGAAATTCTTTTCGGCTTCATCGTATTTGGTTTTGAGGTCGTTAAACTGCGTCTTTACCGCCGTCAAATCGGCTTTCGCCTGTTTCAACGCCTTTGCCGTTTCCGCATCAGTCGCACCATCTGCAATCGCCTTTTCCAAACGTGCCTTTTCTTTTGTTAGACTGTCGATTTGGGTTTGCAATCCGCTTGCGCTTTCCGCTTTGGCTTTGAACTCGGCAACCACACGCTTTGCGTAATCAAACGTTTTTTCGGTTCCGTTCTTTGCGATACCGGACGCCGCCAAAATATCGGCATCCAATCCGCCGTAAATTTCGCCCGTTTTTTTGGCGATTACGCTGTTCTCATCGTTGGCGGACAATGTTGTTATTGCCGCAATTTGTTCGTCGGTTAATCCGGCTAATGCCGCATTTGCAATTAAAATTTCTCTCGTTAACATAATTCTTTCCCTTTGAATTAATTAAGTGCGATTGTTGCTACTGCTCCGCTGTTTGCGTTAATAATATCAATTGTGTATTTTGGGGAATCCCCGGTTGTGTCAACCAACCAACTAACAACACGTGCATGGCTGATTTCCTTTTCAACCTCTTTTGTTACCAAAATGACGTCGGCAATTGTTCCGCCCTCAATACATTCAATCAACTTTTTCTTTGTGTCGCCATCCAATGCGGCGGCGGTTGTTGATACTTCAATAACCAAATTGTCCTGCTGTGCAATATGTGCCATAATCGTATTTTTAATAGTTTAATACTCTGTTACTTTTTCGCTCCGGGTTTGTCCTCGGCTTCTGCCTTTGCCTTTGCATCGGCTTTGGTTTCTTTGGCGGGTTCCGCCGGGATAACTCCCGCCGCTTTCAATTCCGCCAAAATTTCAGCCTTTAACGCCGCTTTTTCCTCGGCTTTGGCTTTCGCCTCGGCTTCTGCCTTTGCCTTTGCATCGGCGGCGGCTTTTTCCTCGGCGGCTTTCTGTTGTGCGGCGGTTAGTGCCGCCTTTCCCTCGGCTTGCGCCTTGACATACTCGTTGGGGTCGTGCAATATGGTAATCGTGTAACCCTGTTTTCTTAGTGCGTCCAAAATGCCGTTTTCAAACGACTTTTTGCCGAACTTTTGGATACGGGGGACGGATAAGCGTTTGCCCGTTTCGCTGTCAAACTTGCGTGCCTCGATTACGCAATGATACAGATGTTGTTCGTTGCTTGGAACAATGTAGTTTTCGGGGTTGACATCGGTAATTGCGACGTCCTTTGTTTTACCCCCTGTTGTTTTTACTCGCATACTCGTTTAATTTACTTATTATTACTGAAATCTTTTGGTCGAATGGTATTTGCGTTCCAAACTCCAAAATGTTTGTATTCTCCCGTTCAAACCTGCGAACAAAGTTAGCGAAATTTAACTTTATACGCAATTCATTCTCCGAGATTAAGTTACGCCCGTATAAATCTAATACCTCGTTCCGGGTCAAATGGCGGTACGGTTCTAACTCTGCCAATATCAACATACGTCGCAATTGGGTCGGATTGTTCCGATACTCCGTTTCGATAATCTGATTTTGTAGGGCGTCCAATTCTGCCTCACTTGCGCCGCTTTCCTTTGCCGTCTTGTACCGGTTCCGCAACTCGCTTGCGTCGTACAAATAGAACTCCGTGCCGTAATTGATTTTTGCAGACACGAACAAATCGCCGTACCGCAATCGGCAAACCGTTTCATCGACGAACTGTTGGGCGGCTTCAAAGCCTTTTTTCACCCGGTTCAATACCGTGCTTTGGCTCTCAAATGCGGCTTTGACCTGTTGTTCATTGAACGCCTCCCGTTGGGTTACTTCCTCGTTTTGTCCGACGACGGCGGTAATAATGTTTTCCCGCAATCGCTTTTCTTCCTCAACGTTGTAGTCCAAACTTGAACGGTCAACGGTCAACATTTGTACCGGGTTCCGCAAATCGGGTTGTTTGTCCCCGTCCGGTATCGGTATTTCAACAAAGGACCCCGCCCCGGTAATCCGCTTGTCGCCGCACTTGGGGCAACGCATCAACAATCCGGCTTGGTCTAACCTGTAATACCCTTGTTTGTCTTTCAAAAAACCACCGTCGCAATAATCGCCGTTTTCGGCGTTTGTAAAATCGCACGATTGTTCGTATCCGGAATAAATCGGGTACGACCCGTACATATCCAAATGCCGCTTCGATATATGGAAAAACAAAAACCAATCCAACGCTTCCAATTCATTTGTTAGCGGAGATTGCTTAACGTCCGGTTCTCGCAAATTCATTGGCTCATCCCAAAAGAAACGGGCGGGGCAATAGCGCAAATCGTGTGGGTTGTCAACCAATAATTCGCCTATATTGCCCCCCTCGCCCTCTGCAAATACTCGGTATCGTTCATCGTCAATAACTGCAATGCGTTTATCGGGTTGGCGAAAAATTATCCAATCCATAACCCCGGTTGTCCGGTTTGCTTCAAAGGTTATGACGCTTTCTATTGGCAACCAATAAAAATACGGGGTCGGGTATCGGTCGGCGGGGTTTTGCTCGGCGGGCAAATCAACTATTAAGACGCTGTTTATTTCCGCCTTGAAAAACTCCCAACCTTTCGTACTCCAAATTTCCGGTTCCTTTAATACATTTTGGCGGTAATACTCCCAATCGTCCCGCTGTTCCGTGTTTTGAAATTGATAGTTGAACGCCGGGTTACGACCGTCGAAAATACGGCTTAATTTCTTAAAACAAACGTCCGTTACCTCGTTAGTACAAACGGGGTAACGGAACAATGTTTTGAAGATTTTAAATTTATCGTGCGGAATAAGATTTTGAACCCATGCCAAAAAATCGGTCGTGGGTAAACACATTAAGGGCGTCACGTTGGTTTGGGCGTGAAATTTAATGCGGTTTTGGTGCGCAACCGCTTTATTTATCGTCGCCTTTTTCCTCGGTTCCTGTATTTCCTTTCTTATGCGTTTTATATCTAATCCCATCTTCTTTGCTAAATTCAAAAGGTGTCTTTTCGGGCAACTGCCAACCGCCATTGTTAGGCATTCGCAACAGGCGTTCGGCGTGGTTAATCTCAAATTCTTCGGTCGTGTTAAGGGTCGGACACTCCAACACGACCTTTGTAACTTTCGCCGTCATTACCCTTGTGCGGGTTTCAAATCCGTAAGCGGGTTAAACGCCGGGGCAACAATCGCCAAATCGTCCGACCAATTAGGCAAAAACGCCCATTGTATTGCGTTGCTGTCCGGGGCTTCCAAACCGCCCAACGTCTTATCGCCTATAAAAAGCGAACGTATCGGTATCGGATAGAATGTACCCTCCGTTGTAGCGTCCTTAATGGCTCCAATTGCGCCGTTTTCGTCAAAAATGAAGACACCCAAATTGTCGCCCCAACTTTCGCATTGCATTTCCTTTAATGCTTTGATAACCTCCTGTGGGGCTTTGCGGATAACTCCGGTAAACGGGGTTGGCTCACGTCCGATAATTTCTTCGACACCTCCCAACGTTTCGTTACCGCCGCCAAAGGTTCGGGCGGCTCCCGCCTCGGCGGTCGGGGCTTGGATATACGGCGAAACAACTACCTTTGTACCATCCGCCGCCGACAATAGGGACGTCCACGACGCTAACGCCGTAATCGCTTTTTCACTCGTAAAACTGTTTTTGCTTCCGTCGCCTTTCGTAAGACGTTGAAAAGCCACTTTTTGAACCTGTCCGAAACTTTCCGGACACTTGATTGCGGGAACATCGGGCAACGCTGCCCCCGCCGGACATTTACAAATCATACTTCTTTGTTTTTAACGTTAAAATATTATTACTTTCTCTACGGGGCTGTCCCTTTGCCCCATTACTTATTGCAAATTTAATGCAAAGTTTTTGCATATCAAACTAAAACGCACAAAATCAACGATATGTTAAACAAAAAAAGGGGTTGCACAGAATGCAACCCCGTGAAAGTAATTGATAAATTTTTCGCTCTAACCTTATTGCAGTAAGGTATGAACACCTCCAATCATAAAATATTTTGTTAATTCCGTCTCTTAACGCCACGAGTTGCGTGTGCGTATGGCTGTATATTTCCGTCCGCAATCTCCTTTTCATATATCCCGGTCAATCCGTCCTCCGGGTCGTCGTGCGTGTTGGCATCGAACTTACGCAAGAACCCCGTAACATGGTCGTACACGGCTTTATATCGGGTTTCCCAACCAAATGGCATGATAATACATTGGTTTACCATTGCTGACGCTGTGATTACCCGGCTTTCTTTGTTTCCGCCTTGATAAAACGGTTCTGTCATTGACCGGACTTTCTTTTTAATAACCTTTTCATAACCCGCACCGCCGTTGTTGCTCTCAACCCATACTTTTTGCGTGCCGTTCCGGTTTATCATTGCCGGAACGGTTATGGTTGTCACGTCCGTATTTTCATCCGTAATTTCCATATCGGTAATAAGCGCATACAATATCGGCTCCATACGCTTTGTTTGTTCATTGAAAAACAGATTGGGCGATTTGTAAATGTCATACGTTGCGGCGAACAGTAGGTCGTCGCCCTCGTCGGCAACGTCAATGTATGCGCCGGAACGGATGTACATCCCGTAATCGGATTTTTCAACCCACGTTTTGAAAGGTTGGTACAATCGACCCTCTGCGGAACCGGGGTTGCCTTGATACAGGCATTGAAATTGCACCGGGTCCAAAGCCTTTTGCGCCTCCAACTTTTGCTTACTGTGTCGGCTTTCCCATAATGCCGCCCCCGGCTCCCGTGGGTCTATCTCGGTCGGTTCCCCGGTTTTCAACCCCTCAAAGTTTATGCGCACCCACGCCCCCGGCGGTACGTTCTGCAAGTCCGCCCAACACGTAACATCAATAATCGTTTCCCCGCTCTTTTCAATACGCCCTATCAAATCATCGTCATGCCAACGGGTAAATACAATCAATTCCTGACTATCATTGTGTAAACGGGTGCGTACAACGGTCGTGTACCATTTCCACGCCGCCGCCCGTACTATCGGGCTGTTTCCCTCGGCGTAATCCTTATACACGTCATCCAATATCGAAACGTCCACGGTTTTAGACGTTAGCGAACCGCCACGTCCGACGACACGCAACGACCCCTTACGCCCGACCATTTCGATAACATCGGAATTGCGCAAATAGGTATTCGACATCGTTACGACGTTCGACCCATTTAAGTACGTCCCGGGGAATAGTTCCCGATACCGGGGCGTGTCGATTATCCGCTGAACGTCTCGGTTGAAATCTCGTGCGATTGTCGCCGCATACGAACCGATACATATTTTGCGGTCGGGGTCTAATCCCAACATAAATGCGGGTAATTTGCGGCTCGACCCCTCCGATTTGCCATGTTGAGGCGGCTGTTGTACAATCATCTTTCGGATTTCGCCATGCGCAAACATATCCAACAGGGTATAATATACGACATGGAATGGTTCCAACACCAAATCCGGTTGCATATACCGGGCAAAGTTGATAAGACGTTTACGAGCGGCGGCTCGCACCAATTCGCCGGGGTCTGCCTTGATTGCCTCGTACATCTTTAATAATTCCTCATTACTCATGGTCGTACTATTTTATCGGGTGTGACTATCAATTCGCCGGGCTTTTTCGGTATCCAATTGCAACACGCCCTTTCGCTCCTTATCCGGGAACGGTTCGGGGTAAACGTGCAACGGCAACAAATCGGCAATTTATTGGCAACATCTAAATTCGCATGCTCGAAATACCAAACACCGTGTCCGCAATCTCCGCAATAATGGTTCGTTTTGGGGGCAACCTGTTTAACAACATTAATTCGCTTTGCCATTATTGCGCCCCTCCTTTCTCGGCGATTATCTTTTGAAATTCTGCGGACTGCAATTTGTCGGCGACGGCAAACAACAGGTCGTCCGGGATTGCCTTAACATCGTATTTCGGTTTATTGTCGTCCGTCCCGGCATTGTATCCGGGTATCTCAATTTTAACGGGCGCATCAAATCCCAACATCTTTGCACGGCGTTGTTGAATGCTCAACAGCAAGTCCAAAAATCGGGGATTGCCCGCCGACGTTTCAATGGTCGTTTCGTCATATCCGTAATATTCCGGGTCGGTGTCGGTCGCATCCGTTTTAATGGGACGCACCCGGTTGGTTTTCTCTTTTGTGCGTTGCTTTCCGGTTTTGGATACTTCCCACGCCTCCCACGCTTGTTGCTCCATTGCGTCCAACTTGCGCAATTCCTGTGTAACGTAATCGTCGATGTTATCCAACCGTTCCCGCTTCCATTCTATCAGCGTTTGCTGTAGGTCGTAATACACCATTGCCAACGATATTGTATAACCCGCACCCCGTTTGGCTAAATCTGCGTTCAACGCCGCCACAATTTCCCGGTATGTATAACCACGTAAGAAAAGATTGGAACAAAACGAAATATCGTAATCCCGTTGTTCCTCGGTGCGCTTATTGTATCCGGCGGGCTTCCGTCTTTTGTTGACCTTGCTCAATTTTTCCATTGTTCAACCCCTTTTAATGTTCAAAACAGGATATAGAAACCGCCCGGCGTCCTTTTCTCGGCTTATCGCCTTTATCGGCTTTCCGTCCTTTGGTCTGCCTTTTCCCCCTTTGGGTTCCTTTCCCCTGTTTACCCTCCTTAAAACGTTGCTTACCCTTTTGCAAGTTATTTGCACGGAATTTCCATTTTAAGAGGTTTTTTTGTTTTATCTGATACTTTCTATATCTCGGCGGTTATCTTTTAACCACGGGGCAAATTTACGGCTTTTCCGCCGTATTGCCAACCGTTTGTTCTATCTCACATATAAACGGCAAAACCCCGGCTTTGTTTCCGGGGCTGATTACCTAATTTCCCAAGCCTATTTCGTACCTACCATTTGAGCAACGAAAATGCGGTTGGGTTCCTCGGGGGGCGTCTATTCTATTACCCCCTTTTATTATCTTCAACGCCAAACATACTGGGGCGGGATTCCCTTTAACCGGAAATTCCGGGTCAAACCATCGACACGTCCCGCATATCTTTTCGGGCTTCGATTGTCCGGGGCAATTACTTTTTCCCATTGTCGCACCCTTTCCTTTTGTTTGCTCGGCGTTTATCCCGTGGGTTCCTTTTCGGCATTTCGCCCCGGTATATTTCCACCTTAGACCCGGGGAACATCTTACCGAAAAATTCCGCCACTGCTTGCACCTCCTTTGGGACGTCGAACGCCTCCGGCTTCTTTGCCCCGTGCCAATTGTCCCTTAGTTTAGACGCTTCGGCGAAATTCTCCATTGCTTCAACTGCGACTTTCGCCAATATGAAATCCGGGGTATCGTTGAAATTCGCTTCCAACGAATTACGGTTGATAACCTCGGCAATCTCTTTCAAAAACTTTACTCTTTTGTTCATGCTTTATTGATTTTTGGGTTTGTACTCCTTGCAAGGCAAATCGCCGCATGATTGTTCGGATTTAAATGCCTCGCAATAACCGTTCCCGTTGACATCCTCATTTGTAAAGTTGGCGCAACCCCCGCATCCCTTACCCCGGAGTTCTTTCGGTACGCTTACGCCTTTCGGCTCAAACTCACGGGTAAACTCTCTTTCCGGGCGGGTTGTCAATCGTCCGTCCGGTTCTCGGATAATGTAGTACGTTTCGGGGGCATCGATGAATATGCCGTTGTTGTCCGGAAATGAATATACCGCCCGCCCGTTCGGGGTTCTCGGTATCGTCATGGTTCCGCCTCCGGTAAATCTCAACAGGTCGTCCAAATTGTCCCGGCGCACCTGTATTGCGTCAACTTCCAATAACGTACGGCAATATCGGGTCCCCACCGTAGCGTCCGGCTCAACTAATCGGGTGCGTATTTGTTCCGGGTATTCCGTCGGGTCGTACTCGACGTTGAAAATAACGGCGGCTTCTAACGTATGGGTAACTAACAAGCGGTCCCTCAATCGTCCGGCGACTGCCTGTTTCAGTGCTTCAATTGCTTTTTCCTGCATCTCGGTTGTATCAACCGTAATTTCGTAATGGTCGGGTTTTTCCTCGACCTCCGGTTGGCTTTTGGCAATATCGCCAATCATAACCGACAATTCCGCATCAAATGGGTTTAACTTACCTTTTGTCATCGCTCTAATTTTTTATTCGTTCTTTGTTCTTAGAATGCGCCAACCGCCCCCCCGGTGCAAACGTCCCGGTCTATATTGCAACGGACGCACCGTTGAGTTTCCGGGGTCGTCTGCTAACCTTTGGGCGGCTCTTATATCGTCCACAAATATACGGATTTTTCCGTTTACTTTTCCCGTTTTATCCAAACAAAGCGGATACCAATGCCGAAACAAAATGCTTTCAACTCCAAATCCAAATAACGGTCGTACCCGTTTATTGCGTCAACAGATACCCCAAATTGCCAACTATGATATTGCCAATACTCATGGGCGTAAACATAGACGCCAACCCGCCCAACGTGTATGCCTGCTCCGACGGTGTGTTTGTCCTTACTCATTGTGCGCCTCCTTTCTTGCTAATTCATAACCCTTTTTATCCATTACCATTGCCACGGGGTACGGCAATATACAATCTTTGGTATATACGAGATTATAGATACCCAATTGCCCCTTAATTGGCATTTCAATAACACGTCTTGGGTTGCGCATCATCCATCCGAAACCCTTTGTTATTTTCGCCCTCTTTTCCTTTGGAATCCGGGTGTTTTCCCAATCCTCCGGCGTAAACTCGGCGACGGGCTTAGTTTCGTATAATTCTACCAACCCCAACGTAACCCCGTTTTCGTATCCCGGCAAATCCGGATTCTTTGACGAACAAATCAAAAGGTCGCCCCGGTACGTCGTGTTTTTGCTTCGTACTTCAATCGACTTTTCGGCGTAAATAATCCCGTCATCCTCAAACGCCGCCGTTACCAACTGCGTTGCATACGGGTTTTTTACTGTCAACGCCCGCCAACGGTCGTGTTGGGCGGGGTTATAATCTTTACTACTAAACTGCATAATCATTTCTTATTATCGGTTTCGTCCTCGCTTTCGTCGCCGGGTTCCGGACAATAGACAAATCCAATTTGCCGGACGTTTTGGATTGGTTCGTAAATGATAATGGCAATATCGCCGTCCGTCTTTACGCCAACCAATCGGCAATCGGCGGGGACCTCAACCCGTATTTCACTTTTTTTCATTGTTAAACAAATCCCAATTAACAGGGACACAATACCCCGGCAATTCTCCCCGGTCAATACCTAACGGATTAACAATACTGTCTTTCCAATAGATACGGGGTTGTTCCGGGCGTTCCTCCCAAAGTTCCGTAATCATGTCGTAAATCAATCGTATTTCCCGTTTCGGATATTTACCACCTCTTTGCAACCCGATTTTATACAGGTCAACGAACGAATATGACAATTTGATTATCTCAATCGCCCGGTCGTACATTCCCGGCGGGATTGGCTCCACGCTTGCAAAGGTGCGGAACCCGTGGCGTTTTGCCCGTGCCAACACATTAGCCCGCATCGTATTTGGGTCGGCGTTCGGCTCCAATTCGTCGCAACCTGTCAACGTTGCGCCCAAAGCGATATAGGACACGTTCCAACCCTCGGACGCCTTGGCAAAATCAATGAAGCGGTTCAACCCCTCGGCGCATTTGCTCAATATCTTAACCGGGACGCCGTGGCGTTGGCATACTCCGACCGCTTGACGGGTCAACCGTTCCGTTTCCGGCAACAACGGGTCGGTCGTGAACGAAAAGAACAACCCCGTTTTCTGCAATTCCTCCTTATGCGCCACCAATTCGTTTTTGAAAATATCCAAAGCGTATGGATATTTCCGCAACGCCTTTTTCAACTCCGGGCGATTGCCTCCCAATACTTTTGCGCCACGACCTTTGCGCAAATAACAGTAAGTACAGCCATTGGAACAACCGACAAAGAAATTGGCGGCGTTCTCGGCGTATTCCCCGGCTTTACCTTTGGGGCTGTAAATAACCCGTCCGTTTATCGCTCCCATATCGGCGGCGGTTTAAAATGGTAAATCGTCGTTTCTGTCGGGGGCGGGTGCATCCGGCACGGGCGGCGGTACTTGCGCCCCGGTCGCTTTCGGGGTCAACATTTCCATATCGGTTGCGACTATCTCGGTAACGTACCGTTTCACGCCGTTGGCGTCGTCATAACTTCGGGTTCGCAATTCCCCCTCAATATATAGCCTGTCGCCTTTTTTGACGTACTGTTTGGCAACCTTTGCCAAACCGTTTTGCAAAACGATATTATGCCATTCGGTACGTTCTGGGACCTGTCGCCCATCCTTGGTGGTAAAACCTCGTTTCGTGGTTGCTAACGAAAAGGTCGCCACGCAACCGCCATTGTCGAACTCCTTAAAATCCGGGGCTTTCCCGGTGTGTCCTAATAAAATAACCTTGTTTACACTCATAATTTAACGTTTTAGATTATCCTCCTAATGATACTATACACCGCCCACATGTAAGACGCAACCGTTAACGTCACGAACGTGTATACCGCAATTTTATATCCGGTTTTTGGTTTTATTTTCATCACTTGAATTTTACGCAGTCAAATAAATATTGTTTCTTACTGTCCGACCATCCGGCGGCATTATTTATCGCTCTGCGGTCGTCGTCATGTACGAACTCGCAAACCCAACCGCCGACGCTTGATTCTTGAACAAGTCGAACCAATTTACCAACAATGAAAGAACGCAGTTTATAATAACTTGAATTTTCGCCAACAAACAAAACCCGTCTTTCTGCATTTATTTCGGGCGGATTTTCGATTTGCGGGCGTTTTTCCTCTTTGGGGTATCTCTGTACCCTTTGGAAATCTCGTTTGATTGACGCCCGGGAAATTGCCCCAAAATCGGGCGTTCTCTTTTTTGTTCTCATTAGCGGATTTGTAATTCTTGATACTCTTTTTTCATTAACTCAATAAGCCGCATATTTGCCGGATATATTCGCATTTTCTGACGGTCGCCATTCTCCCAACAGTTGTGCATTTCGAAGCAAAGTATATTGATATTTCGTGGGTCGTGCGCCATCTCCGGATATGCTCCACGGGGCAATATGTGGGAACAATACGTTGCTGAAAAATTGTGCAAAGGTCGCAACGTTTCTTCGCATTGGTGCGGCTTATGCTCCCAAACCCACCTAAAAAACCGTTCGTTTGCCTGTGGGACAGTCCCACGACCAAAAACGCAATGTCCGAACAATTCCCGTTGGATTTCGACACGCAACCGAATATCCATTGTAAACCGCTTGTAATCCAATAGGGGGCAAAACCCCCTATCGGTTACAAATTGGTATTCCTCCCGGTCTGTTAGCAATATCGGCTTCATTGCTTACACCGCTTCGTTTTCCAATTCTGCGTCCAAACCCGGTGCGGGTTCGCCGTCAACCCCGAACAATTCCAATTGCGCCTTTTTGCCCTTGAACAGAAATGCGTAAACCTCGTTTTCAATGTCCGTAACTATTTCTTCCAACTCTTCCTCAAAACCGAACGTTTCGGTATTAAATTTAAGACGAGGCGAATTTATCGCCGTCTTTTGGTTGTTGGATACCGTGAACAATCCCGTAAGGACAACCCCAACGTTATCGTCTTGACCGGAAAGGGACACGCCCCGAACCTCAATGTTTTTCAACATTTCATCGGCGAAATTGCGGGCGACCTCCTTTTGGGTCTTGTTCGCCTTAAAATCGTCGGTTTCAACCATTGACAAAAAGGACGTGATATTGAAAATACGTCCCATGATTGGGCGCAAGCGTTCAAAACACCTCCGCAAATCGGGGTGTATGTCCTTTGCGCTCTCGACGTGGTATTTGTTCACATAAGTTTCGTTGCCGATTGTTTCGGTAACTTCATAATGAACACTCAACCCACCGTCTTTTACCGTCTTGACTTTTGATAATGCAAACGACTTTTCCGACGGTATCGGCATTACGTTTGCGGTTTCTTTTTTTTCTCTCATTTTTTGATAATTTATTTGTTGCCGGGAACCCGCCCGGCTCGGTTTTAAAAATCTGTTTCGTCTAACAAATCCTTTGTCGTCTTATTCCGGACGACCGTCGGGCGTTGAGGCTCCGGGATTGGTTCCGGGTCCCGCTTGGGGTTCCCGGTTCCGATTGGCTCCGTAACGGGGTGCGGGTCGTAAAACTCAATGCCCCCGTTTCCGGGCTTTTCCGGCTCAAATTTCGCTTTGAGTTGTTTAGCAGGATATTCCTTTTGCTTCAACTCGATAATCCCCAATTCAACTAATTTAGGGACGCATCGGCATAATGCCTTTACGTCCTGTAATGCGTCGTGCGCCGGGAATGTTTCGCCGGGGAACAACTTTGTATATAATTCCTCCAATTTGGGGAATTTCCCCGGCTTGCCATTTGGATACAATGCGCCTACAAATTTAATAGTTTTCATCATTGTATCAATGCGCTTTCCCTTGTGTAATGCGTCCTCGGCTTTGGCGTCGTAATACTCTTTGCCGCAATATCGCAAAATGTTCGCTTTCAACATTGACGTATCAAAATAGATGTTGTGCGCACATACAAGCGGTGCGGCGGCGGCATCCGCCAAAAATTCGTCGATAACCTCGGCAAACGGTACGCCCTCGGCAATTGCCCGTTCGGTCGTGATACCGTGAATTTCGGTCGTTTCCGGCGGTATCTCGTAATTGTCCGGCTTAATTATAAAACTACGTTCTTTGTCGCCGAACGCCCACGCCAATTGCACGACGTGCGGGAATTGGGTAAAATCCGCATCCCATTTCAAACCCTTTGCGGGGATTCCTGTTGTTTCACAATCGAAAAAACAAATATCTTTTAGTTCTAATTTCATATCTCGTTACTTTTTATTCATTAAATAAAATTCTTACACTTTCCGTCACACTTGCATCACAACATTTTGGGGTCATCAATATACGTATTGTATTCCTCGGCGGCAATCTGTTTGAGCGTTTCGATATGCTCGATTAACTCGGCGTTTGACAATTCCGCCACGGTGCGCAATTCGTGGGAATATTTCCCGGTTTCCTCGTTGACCCGCTCGACGTACATAATTGGGGAAAACTCCCGCAACCTCCGTTCCGTTTTTTCCTCCGTAAGACGTTCGCCCGCCTCCCAAATGGCATGGCGGAATGTTGGTACCACGTAATTAAAATAATACCCTTTCAACGCCTCCGACGAGCCGGGCGACGCAACGATAAAACGTGCAATTATGCGGCTACCTTTGTGCATGGAAAAGAACTGATTCAATTCGCCCATATACATTTGCAAACCGCCGTTGTTATTAATCATCCCCGTTGCTGTTATCTCTCTTTTTTTCATACTTAAAAATCAAATAAGCCATTATAATACGCTTTTCTTATTTTCTTACCGAATTTTACAACGTTATGCCCTTTTTTATTTGACTTTATATTTCCGGGAATTAAAAATACAATTCCAAATTTTGGCATTTTATATCCTTGATAAAAGTTATAAAATTCAGTCGTTACGTATGATACGGATTTTTTAGCAATCTTTTTTAATTTCCTCGGTATTCTGTTCATTATCTTTCTTTTCTTGGTCAACCAATTGTTTCATTGTAATATTAAACGCTTCGCCGCCAACTTGCAATATAAACTTTCTTTCGCTGCTTGAATATCCCTGCAACTTCTTATCCATTGCGTTTGCATACAATACCGTCATTTGTCCCGGTTCAAAAACTCCCCGTTCCTGCAAACGGTCTATCGGGTGCCGCTTCAATGGTGCGTCCGCCATCATTCCGGCTTTTCTGCGGGTGTTTTCCAAATCGGAAATAACCACTTTCAGATTATTATAAAAAGCGGGTGTTTTCAACACGTCCGCAATTGTCATTTCTTTAACTTCCATATTGTTTTGTTTAAGGGACGTCGGGGAACCGACGCCCCGGTTAACTGCTCGTTTCCATAGTCAACTTAACGTGTACCCGATTTTGCATTTTCGGGTACATATTCAGTGTAACGTGTACCCGATTTGCATAAAGTTAGGGTTGCGCATCTGTATATTCTTCGACAATCAAATCGTCTTGCCCTCTCTTTACTTCCTCGATAAATCCTTGATACCCTTCTTTTTTGGCTAATTCGATAAGGGATTGCAGACGTTTTGCTCCCAAACTCTCACCCCTCGCAATGCGAAATACCTTGACAGTGGGATTGCTTGCTATAATCAATTTTGCGGCAACCTCCATTATCTGACTATCCGATACTTTCCCGGCGACGAACGGCACGCCGTTCAACTCCAACCCGTCGTCGGAGAACGTCAACCCGGCAATCGGCAATTCCGATTTCGCAATAAGGGTTTCCCGCTCTTTTAGCAAATCCGACAACTTTTTTTCGTGGGTTTGGGCGTTCTTTTCGGCGGCGTCCTTTTGCTTTTTCTTTGCCACATAGTCCACAACCAACGCATTAATTTTGTTGTGTTCCTCGGCTTGTTTGAGGCGTTCGGCTGTATCCAAATTCTCCGGGTTGTTTTCCTCGTACTTTGCCAACCATGCGGCGGCGTTATTCATACGGGTTTCATAATCGGCTTTATCCGTTTGGATTTGCGCCAATGTTTCGTCGTATTTGTCGGCGGCGGCTTTCGCATCGGCTTTGCTCTTTTCATGTGCCGCTTCCAATGCCTTTTTTGCCTCGGCAACAATACGGTCGTATTCGGCTTGGGCTTCCGCCTCATACTTCATTGCGGCGACAATTTCGTTTTTCTTTGTTTCATCGGCGGCTTTGATACGACCGGGGATTGCCTCCAACTGTTCCGTCCGGGTCTGCAAAGCGGTACGCACGGTTTTTGCCTTTTCAATCAACCGGGCGTTCTCGTTTTGTTCCTCCATTAAATCGGCAATGTCGATTTTCTCGGCATACGTCTTAACATCGCCCGGTTTCAACTGCTTTTCAGCGGCGGCGCAAATGGTCGTGTACGTCTTGACCTCGGCGTTGGCATCCTTTCTTTTTTCCTTAACGGTCAGAACCTCGGTGTCAATCTCGGCAATACGTTTCTGCACATTCTTCGGCAACAATGCCCGGACGTATTGCACTTGCTTTCGGCGACCCTCGGCGGTTTCTGACCACCGGGAAAACTCCACGGCGTCAAAATCCGTATATCCGAAAATCTTTTGCAACATACTTACGTTATCCGACCGCATCCCGGTCGTTTTCTGTTTGATTGATAACGTACCACGGGGATTGGCTTTAGTAAACCGCAATTCAACGTCGTATTCCTCGCCGTCGTCACCGACAACCATTTTGGCAAACCCTTTGTCCTCTCCATTACGCAACACGGCGTCCCGGCTTCCTGTCAACAACGCCCCGATTGCCTTTAATAGCGTGGATTTTCCCAACTCATTATCCCCGGTAATGAAATATACATTACCCTCAAAATCTGCGTTGAACTCCTTAATTACTTGGAAATTCGACAATTCTAACTTTTTGATAATCATTTTTCGCTCTTTTATGCCGGGATTCCCCCGGCGGTTACTACTTACTTGTTTGCTAATCTCATTCTTTGGTGTATCATGCTTTGTATGACGAACGGATTCCAATTCATCCGTTACCATATCGTTACGTCTTTATGCGAAATATCCATTTTCCAACATTCTATGAAAACATTATTTATATTTTCATTGGCGTATAATATCGCACAATCTTTGGTTCGTACCAACTGAAAATAAAACGAATATTTGCCGTATGCGTCAATTGTCTGAACGTACTCAATGAAATAAGCCGTTTTTGTCTGTTTTGCTGTTTCTAATGTATTCATATTCTTGGTTTTTATTTTCCGGGAAAACGCCCGGTCGTTGTTGTTTGACAATGCAAATATACAACCTTTATTTTTAATTACCAAAAAAATTTCCTTTTATTTTTCATTTTTCGGGTAAAAAAAATTCTTTTGGTTCAAAAGATAGTTATTTTTGCCGAATTTTCGTTTTAACGGACTTTCTTTGCCGTGGTATATACTTTATCCATTTAAACAAAATAATGCAAACACGGGGCTTAAAACAAACGGTCGTGCATCGGGGCGGGCAAATTTTCCAAAACCCAACGGGGGTCATTATGTAAAATATACCGTCCAAAGTGCATTATCATAATGGCGTCGGCATTCCACAACGTTGCCCGAACATCGGGGTAATAATCGGCGGCGGCTCGTTGGTATCGCTTTTTGCGCTCCGGCTTTTCCTCGCCCTTAACTCGCAATTTCAATCCGTTTTGCCATTTTAATGGGTGTACCAAAACAAACGGTACGTCGCACATGGCAATTATCATTTTCAGTTTCTCGAACTCGGATAACAGTTTCTGAATCCGGAACGCCTTACCGGGGTTGTCGGTTATATCATCCGGGCGCAATTGCACCTTTTCGACGAATACCAACGGGCGGCAAATAGTCTTCATATAATCAAACCATTGCCGCAAGTCCATAAGGTCGTCCGGCATTTTTATCACCTCGGTTTTATGGTTCGGACGCCAAACGGCAATCCCTCCTGTTTTTCCGGGGTCAATCCCAATAATACAATCAATCGTTATTTTGTTCATTTCCAAAAATATAAATAATTATCAATCTGTAATTCGTCGGCAATCATGCGGTCAAACGTCCGGGCAATCTCTTTGTCCCTCGCTATCGCAAAAGCCGTAAAATCCAACTCCGGGGCGTCGGCACCCTTACGTTGGACGTTGTACGCCTCGTATTTGTTGACAAGCCCACGGGCGACACGTTGCATATATCGGGCAAATGCCTGTTTGCGGTCGTCCTCGGTTCCGGCAACCTCATTGGCAAACCCCAACTTTCGCAACCAATCATAAATCAACATTCCGTCAGCATACCCCAACACAAACCGCCCGGTATATTTGTATTGCAAAAACACCTCCCTATATCGGGCGACGGTTTGGTTGTGATAATAGCGTTTTTCCTCCGGCGTCAATTCCTTTTTTGGCTCCGGCACTGCTTTATATGCTTTATGTATAACCCCGTTTTGTTTCCGGCGGTATGCGTTCAATATCTTGGCGAAATAATCGGCATTGAACTGTTGATAATGCTTTCTATCTGGGTTGCCTTGGCTGTCTTTCGGCAAATAGTCGTCCAATTCTCCGGTCGTTGCCAACTCAAACGCCAACTTAATATCCGCCAATGTCATGTGCGAATAGTATTTTTTGAGTATATCCAACAATCGTGTACAGGTGTACGCCCAATCTTCCGAATTGTTAGGAATTATATATCCAACGTCCATTGCAATGAACCGGAACATTTGCCCGGTTTTCGCAACCAATGTGCCGTCGTCAATCTCGGCAATTTGCATTTTCGTTGAGGCGGCGAAAATATATTTTTCAACCCCGGATAACGATTTGGCAACCTCGGGCAACTGAACCATTTGTCGGCGTATGTCGATTGCTTTTGTACCGAGCGTTGGGTTGTATATCGCCAACGCTATATTCTGTGTATCTGCTTTTTGTGGTAAATTTTCCATATTGTATTGATTAATAATCATTATTTAGAAATTCCATTGCGCCGTTTATATCAATATTCTTTTTCCCTTGCTGGTATTGCGGTTTCAAATGTAATTTTCCTTTTTCTTTGTCCCCACGTATAAAATTTCTCGTTTGTGCAATCCAATCTTTTTGCATCCTGCCTTTGCTTGCGCTCCAATCGGCGACGGAATGATAATAGTATAAAATATCTATTTGTTCAAATTCCGGTTTGTCAAAGCATTTTTCAAAATCTTCAAACTTTGAAAATCTACTGTTTGCAAACAAACATTTATGAGGTTCTGTTGTTCCTCTTAATTTTTGCGCATTTCCCGATTTTTCATTTTCCGGGAAAAGTCCCGAAAATTCGTTTTCGGGTTTTATATTATCATTATCTATATTATTATCTATATTATTATTTACGGTGCTGTTTTGGCACCCGGCTACGGTGCTGTTTTGGCACCCGGCTACGGTG